CATTCATTCGCATTGCCACCAAATTAGGCAATACCCCCTTACTCGACGATTTCAATAGCAAAATAACCCGGAAAATGCTAGTAATCACAGGCATTTAGGGGATTGTCATGGCTCAATTCGGAACCTATGGGATCGCTCCAGCCGACATGGAGGCGCGCGGCTCGACCGCTGCGTTCCGCCGACGCCAGGCATCCGCCTCGCGCTGTCTCTCCAGCGCGTCGCAGGCACTGGTCGGGTTTGAGTCTGGATCGCATGTATTCGGCCTGACCAAAGGCCAGTTTTCGATGATCGACATCGCGGCGGCGGTCCTGGCCAAGACCGGTCCGGCGGATGTGACTGTTTGGACCTGGTGTGTCGCCGAATACGAGGTCGCGGCGCTGACGGCGTTCATGAACGATCGTCGAGTCACGAGCTTACGAATGGTCATGGACTGGGCCGGCGCCCAAAGGGATATGCCGATCGTCGCCGAGCTACAGGAAAGGTTCGGGATCGATTGCGTGAGGGTCACCAAAACCCACGCCAAGATTGTCACGGTTTCGACCGAATGTGGCTGGCGGGTAGTCATCCGAGGCTCGATGAACCTGAACGCGAACCCACGATTTGAGCAGTTCGATGTTTCGGATGACGCGGCGATCTTCGGTGTCGTCGACGACATGATGACCGAGATGTGGGCGCGGGGAAAGCCGCTCCCGGTACGAAGAATGGCGCACTCGGACGCGCTGAACTTGCTGGCCGCCGATGACGTTCGGGATGCACCGCCAACCTGGATGCCGGCCGCCGCTGGAAACTGGTGGAACAATGAAGGGCCGAAAGCCGATCGCCCCGGCAAGTAACGTCGTCGCCGGACCTTTTTCCGGTGTCGGGTTGACCGAGCCGGAGTGGATCACGGAATATCCCGACGATGAATGGGGCGAAGCCGCCGCGGCGCTGGCGTCCGAGCGGTGGCATGCCATCGTCTCGGATATGACCAGGTTGGGCACTCTTGGCCCGGAAAACGCCGGCGCACTGGAAATCCTCTCGGTTCATTACGCCCGCTGGCGACTGGCTGAGGCGCATATCGCGAAGCACGGGCCGGTTGTTCCGGCTCCTCGGACGGGAACGCCAATGCAAAACCCGTATCTGTCGATCGCCAACGGCGCGGCGGAGCGCGTGTTGAAGTTGGAGGCGGAACTCGGGTTGCCGCCGTCGATGCGTGGACGCGTGACCCGCGCGCCAGCCAGAAAAACCACCGGAACATCGGCGGACAGGTTTCTTGGCGCAAAAGCGTAACGCGGACACGTCTATGCCGCGCGGGGAGTTAATGAATTTGCCCGGGACCGTGCATTTCGGCGTTTTCGGGTCGCGACATTATCCGAACATCACCGTCGTCAGTCGCAAAATCGGCGTCGCAACGATTGTCTGCCGATGGTGCGTTGGTGAGGGCGAAGGCCCGGTTGCGTAGCCTGCAAGGGCACCGGGAAAATGTGGATCGGAACCTAAGAGGCGCGCGATGAGTAATCCCAATGCGATCCTGGAGCGTTTCGAAGCGGCTCCCAAAGTGATGCCAGACGATACTCACATCCAACAAATCGTGGTCACATACGAAGGTAAAATACTTGGCCCGTTCACTGACACGAACGAAGCCGTGGCGTGGTGCATCGCGAAGTTGGGCGTTGGCGGCTGGAGCATCGAGATGATGGAGTCTCCCGCCACAGCCTACCGTTGGCGGCCTGGGCCGGACGCGACAAAAAATCCGTCAGTTGGCCGAGCGAACCAACAGTGATGCCGGATGCTTTCGTTACCCATGATGAGATTCATGTTCACGACGGGCCCCACTGGTGGCCCGAAGAGGTTATAACACGTAAAGAATTCTGCACCCGCGTTGGTCTTAATGAGGCCGCCGTGAGGATTCTCAACTATCGAGGCGCCATTCGCATAGCCCGTCCAACAAGCAGAACGGCAGAATGCCTCATCCCCACGTCAGAGGTTCGCAGAGGGGAGATCGCCGCGCAGTTGACTGGGTTGGGGATTTCTCTGGCGCGAACAATTCAAGCGCTGGCTTCCGGCCAACTTCGTGATGACGGTACCTTTATTTGCGTGTTTGACGATGTGGTTGTGGCATGCGCGCCGAGACTTGATGAAGCGTAAATACGATCCAATCCAGGATCCCGCCTCGGCGTGGGCCGAGGATGTGGTCGATGGGCGTGTGGTATCCGGCCACCTGATGCGGCTGGCCTGCGAGCGGCACCTGCGGGACATCATTGACGGTCCGAAACGCGGGCTGCACTGGCGTCCTGAGAAGGCTGAGCACGCTCTGGCGTTTTTTCCCGCGTGCCTGAGCGTTACGGCCGGCGCCAAGGTCGGCGAACCGTTTAATTTACCAAGTTGGACCGCGCTGGGTGTGGGTTCGATTTACGGCTGGATGCGCGCCAACGGTCGGCGCCGGTACCGTCACGTTTGGTGGGAATTCGGCAAGGGTCAGGTGAAAACGCCAACGATGGCCGCGATCGGCCTTTATACCATGGGTTGGTGCGACATCCCGCGATCCGAGGTGTATGCGATCGCGAAGGATCGAAACCAGGCCAACGTGCTTTTCGGTGACGCGGTGGCGATGTGTCAGGCGCCGATCCCCGGCCGCGATGATGAAACGCTGGAGAGCGGCGGGAAAGTGTTGATCCGTGGCACTGGTCAAATGGCCTGGATGATCGAGCACCCAGAGACCGGTTCGTTGTTTCGCGCACTGGCCGGCGATGAGCGGGTCAGTGGGCCGAGACCTTCTCTCGTGATCGGCGATGAAATTCATGAATGGCGCACTGGTGGGCCGATCGAAACGTGGCAAGCCGCAATCGCGAAGATGCCCGGCGACGCGATGATGATCCTGGGCACCAACACGCCGGCTGCGGATCAACCTGTGGGGACCGAGTATTCAGAAGTTTACCAGGAGATCTTGCGCGGCGAAGCGAAAGATGACACCGCGTTCGCGTTGATCGCCCGAACCGATCCAGACGACGATCCGATGAATGATGAATCGGTCTGGCTGAAATCCCTTCCGTGCCTTGACATCACGTTTCCGATTGAGAACGTGCGCGGTGAGGTTGAGGCGTCAAAACACCGAATGGCGAAGGCTTTGGCGACCAAGCGCCTCTACTTCGGCATTCCGGTCGGCGTCGCCGAATACTGGATCGACCTGGACGCATGGGAATCGGTGCAGGGTATCGTCGACCTCAATGAATTCCGAGGGCGCCGTTGTTGGTTGAGCCTCGATCTTTCGCGCAAGAACGATTTGACCGCACTCGGGATCGGCTTTGAGGGCGACGACGGAAAACTGCACGCGGCCGTCCGGTATTGGAGACCGTCCGAGAAGATAGCTGAGGCGGCCAAGTCAGATCACGGACAGTATGTCGAATGGTCTCAACCTACGGATGACCCACGCGGACCAATTCTGAACGCGATCCCGGGCTCGACGGTCGAGTACGCATTCGTGGCTGAGGAAGTTCGCCGGATATGTAGTGAATTTGATGTTGAGATGATGGCGATCGATCCCGCCTTCAACACGGATTTCCGCAAAGCCTGCGAGAATATGAATTTCGACGTGTGGATTTGGACGCCGGACAATGATTATGGATCAGGCCTGAAAATGGTCATCCATGGCCAGGGCGTTCAAGGTATGAATTCCGAGAAGATGCTCTGGATGCCTCGCTCGCTCGGCCAACTTGAGGACCGAATCCTTAAGCGCGAGATTGTGATTGATGATTCCCCGCTGACGAAGTGGTGTTCCGGAAACGCCGCGATCAGACCTGACAGGCAAGGCAACCGATACTTCGAAAAGAAGCGGCAGCGTGGGCGGATTGATGGGCTGACCGTGCTGGCGATGTTGGCCGGTGCGGCGGAATCGGAACTGGGCGGCCAAGTCACCTCGGAAGTCCAGCTATTCTTCGCCTGACCTCATCGGCTACCACCTTCAACCGGTAACGCACCATGAACCGAGCCTATTCCCTCCTTGAAATAAAGGCGGTGGATGAAGACGCCCGGATCATAACTGGAATCGCGACCACGCCATGACATTGCAATTCCGCACGGTCCCTGCGGATATCACCATACTTGGTGATCATGAAGTCTTGATCAGGATGACCACAAACCAACGTGCAAGGGATGGACACGTTCTTCCGCCTGAGGCTTGCATTCTCGAGAACTACCGCAAGAATCCAATCCAACTCTGGCGGCATGACTCCGGCGAGCCCGTTGGGACGAATTCCGAAATCAAAGTCGATAAGTCAGGCATCAACGCCAAGACGACGTTTGCGCCAACAGGCATTTCCGCGACCGCCGACAAGGTGCGGGGACTGGTAAAGTCAGGCGTCGTTCGGGGTGTCTCTATCGGTTTTGAGATTCTTGAGGCGGAACCCATCGATCCGAAGCGTCCCTATGCGGGACTCCGCGCCTCAAAATGGGAGCTTTATGAATGCTCGTTTGTATCGGTACCGTCCGATACGAGCGCGATGGTTATGGAGCGCGATGCGGCGCTCAATGACGAATCTATAGACCTGGACACATTGGCCGCGAAAGGCCGCGAAATTGTCAAGGCTAAAATAACCACCCCTCCCGGTGCCACGGGAACTCGAAGAACTCCCGTCAGGGCCCAGGAGGGCCACCACAAAATGGCAAAGAAGACTTATGCGGAACAGATTTCCGCGTTCGAAGCGACGCGCCAGGCGAAGTCAGCGCGTATGGACGAAATCATGAGCGCATCGGCTGAGTCCGGCGAAACGCTGGATGCGGCCCAGAGTGAGGAATACGACGGTCTCGAAGGCGAGTTGAAGCAGATCGACGAGCACCTGGTTCGGCTGCGGAAGCAGGAAAGGGTCAACGCGGCCAACGCGACCTCTGTCGATGATGCCACCGATCCTGGCCGCGCCAGCAATGTCCGGTCCGGCGTCGCTGCCACCGCGAAGGGCCCGCCACTACCCAAGGGCACCGGGTTTACTCGCTTCGCGATCGCGATGGCGCGTTCCCGCGGCGACCTGATGCAGGCGCGCGAGATTGCCAAACAGTGGCAGGACACACCTGAAGTCGAACAGGTTGTGAATATGTTCGTGCGTAACGGCACCACTGACATCGAGTTTGTGACCCGGGCCGGGATCGCGGCGGGCAACACCAGCGATACCACCTGGGCCGCGCCCCTGATCAACTACAACATCATGGCGCAGGAATTCATTGAGTTCCTTCGTCCGCTGACGATCATCGGCCGGATCCCGAATTTCCGGCGCGTGCCGTTCAACGTCAAAATGCCCCGCGGCACCGGCGGATCAACGGTGAACTGGGTTGGCGAGGGCGCCCCGAAGCCGGTCAGCGCGCTCGCGTTTGACACCGTGTCGCTGACCTGGGCCAAGGTTGCCGGCATCGTAGTGCTGACCGACGAACTGGTGCGGTTTTCGAGCCCGTCCGCTGAAGCGATCGTTCGTGACGACCTTGCAGCCGCCATCGCCGCGTTCCTCGATATTCAGTTCGTGGACCCGACCAAGGCCGCGGTGACCGGTGTATCGCCGGCCTCGATCACGAACGGCGTTACGCCGATCACCGCGACCGGTGCGACGCCGGATGCGTTGAGGGCCGACCTGAAAACGCTGCTTCAGTCCTTCGCCGCGAACAACATCGGACTTACCGGCTCGGTGTTCATCATGACGGCCCAACAGGCAGTCGCGATCTCTCTGATGCGGAATTCCCTTGGTCAACCGGAGTTCCCCGGCGTGACGATCGAGGGCGGGACGCTGAACGGCATCCCGATCGTGGCATCCGAGGCGGTCCCGGGCACCGGTGGGTCGCCGACCGATGGCAGCCTGATCATTCTGGCCAAGCCGTCTGAAATCCTGCTTGCCGACGAAGGTGGAGTCACGATCGATGCCAGTCGTGAGGCATCGCTGCAGATGGATGGGGCTCCGGACAGCCCGGCGACGGCGAGCACGGTTTCTGTTTCGTTGTGGCAGAATAACATGGTTGGGCTCAGATGTGAACGCTGGATTAACTGGGTTAAACGCCGCAGTACAGCCGTCGGATTTATTCAATACACCAAGTATGCTGACTCTTGATACTTAGACGTTCTACGTGGCTTGATTTAACCCAAATCACGGAGTAGAAACCAGCGTGCGCCTAGGCTGATCCCCGAAAACCCGTTCCTAGCGGGCTGGCGCACACTACTCTTTCTAGGGTCCCGATAGGAGGGGATTTTGATTTACATTTATGCGTTGCTTTGCCCAAAGACTGACGAAATTCGCTATATTGGAAAGTGCAAAAATCCAGCAACACGTTTGGCCGCGCATATTTCCAAAGCTCGAACCGGTCAGACGAAACATCATTGCGCGAATTGGGTAGCGAGTCTTCTGAGGGATCAATTGTCCCCGGTTATGGTGATAGTAGATACGCTACCTAACGATGCAGACTGGCAGAGTGCTGAGATGGCCGCGATACGCCTGCACCGAGAATCTGGCCATCGGTTGACGAATACGACGTCTGGTGGCGACGGGTTTCATGATGTTCATCCTGACGTGCTGGTAAAGCGAGGCAAAAGTCGCAGTCGCTTTCTAAGCGATCCGGAGAATAAAGCCAGGCACCTGGCGATGTGCCGAGAAGTCCAGGCAAAACCAGAGGTAAAGCAGAAACACAAAGAATCGGTTGAGGCGCACTGGGCAGACCCATGCAGACGGGACGCTATGTTGGCGAGCATGAGGACGCCGCAGGCGATAAAGAATAGGTCCGCTGCCGCAAAGAACCGTCATTTAGACCCTGAATTCGCCGCCGCTCATCAGCAACGCATGCGCGATCTGATGTTAAGGCCCGGCCGTCTTGAGCAAATCCTGGCTGCTGGAATGAAGGGTAGAACGGACCCTGAAGTGCAGGTTCGAAGAATTGCCGCGATGAAAGCGGCACATCAGACGGACGAAGTAAAAGCTAAAATGAGATTGGTCGGCGCCGAGATTGGCGCCCGTCCGGAAGTGAAGGCGGCAAGGTCAGCAGCATCCGCCAGGAACTGGGCCGACCCAGATTTTAAGGCGCGGGTGTCCGCCGCGATATCCGCTGGCAAAACGCGGCGGCGCGCGGAACGCTCATAACAATGGAGGGAGTATCCCCATGCCGAGAATGATCGTGAAGTCCCGTCATTTGCGGCGGTACGGCAAAGATGTCCTGGTCGAGGGTCGGCAGTTCGAGGCCACGGAAAAGGACGCTCGCTTCTTTCGCAAGGCAAAATGGGCGGAAGATGCGCCAATTCCTCCGGCCCGGCCGCAACGCGCTGAGGTTAAGGTCGAACCGCCGCCCGCAACCAGGACGCGGGTTGTCAATCCGAACGTCGCAACCGAGAGCGCGCCAACGCCGCTGCCCGGTGAGTACGCTCGTCGGGACATGCGCGCGGTAGAATAAGCGTGAAACTCCTCGGCTTCGAAATCTTCCGATCCAAAGCGGCCCCGCAAAACCTGTCGCCGCCATCACTGATGGGCGGCGGCGGTGGCGGCGGATGGTTTCCGATCATCCACGAGCCCTTCACCGGCGCGTGGCAGCGGAACATGGAGATCCGGGCCGAGACGACGATCACTTACAGTGCGGTCTATTCGTGTGTGACGCTGATCGCGTCCGACATCGCGAAGGTTCGGCTCAGGCTCGTTCAACAGGATGCCAACGGCATCTGGTCCGAGACGACGTCATCGGCGTTTTCTCCCGTGCTACGTAAGCCGAATCGCTATCAAAATCGGATCAAATTCATCGAGCAATGGATCGTATCCAAGCTGCTCCATGGCAACACGTACGTCCTGAAGGAGCGAGACAATCGCGGCGTTGTCGTCGCGATGTACATCCTCGATCCGCTGATGACGAAGCCGCTCGTCGGCGGTGACGGCTCGGTCTACTACCAGATCAACCGGGACAAATTGGCCGGCGTCGAGGAAAATTCCATCATCGTGCCGGCGAGCGAGATCATCCACGACACGATGGTTCCGCTGTATCATGCTCTCTGTGGCGTCTCGCCCCTGACCGCTTCGGGTATGGCAGTCGCGCAAGGCCTGAGCATCCAACGGCACTCGGCAAAATTCTTCCACAACGGCGCGAACCCCGGTGGCATTCTGACCGCGCCAGGACAGATCAGTCCGGAGCAAGTCGCATCCATCAAGACCCAGTGGCAACAGAACTATTCCGGCGACAACGTCGGTCGGGTCGCCGTGCTTGGCAACGGCCTGACTTACGCAGCGATGAGTGTGAACGCGGTCGACGCGCAGCTCATCGAGCAATTGAAGTGGACTGCCGAGACGGTGTGCTCGTGCTTCCACGTGCCGCCCTACATGATCGGCATCGGCACCATGCCGACGTACAACAACATCGAGGCGCTCAACCAGCAGTACTACACTCAGTGCCTTCAGGGCCTCATTGAGTCGGTCGAATTGTGTCTTGATGAGGGTCTTGGCCTGACGGATGTGCAAGGCCAGACATATGGGACAGAGTTCGATCTGGACGATCTATTGAGGATGGACACACTCGGAAAGGTCGAGGCTGCCGCCAAAGCGACCGGCGCTGGCATTATGAAGATCGATGAAGCGCGCAAGAAATTTGATCTTGCCCCCACTGAGGGTGGGGACGCCTGTTATCTTCAGGAGCAAAATTATAGCCTCTCGGCTCTCGCCAAGCGCGACGCGTTGGAAAATCCGTTTGGCGCAAAGACCCCCGCCACCCAAACGCCATCAACCGCGAACGACAATGCCGCAGCTCGCGCCGCCGCCGTGACGCGAAGCTGGGAAAGGGCCATGGCAGGTGGAGCATGATCCCGTCGCGGATGCCCTTGTCAACGGCGCGAAAGCCTATATCGACGCCATTTTGGCGCCGATGCTTCAACGGTTGGCCGAGGCCGAAGCGCGGATTGTAGTTCTGACGGAACGCGGCAGCGGTGTTCGTAGCGCAATTCGAGCGCAGAGCGGTAATCTCGTTCTGGTCATGGTCGACGGGCAGCTTTTTGATGTTGGGCCGATCAACGGACGCGACGGCACGGACATCGACATGTCAGCGCTGAACGAGACTATCGACGCGCGAATTGCCGCTGCGATGCCGAATGAGGTTGATCCCGCTATCGTCGTTGAAGCGTTGCGAGCCGATACCTCTGATCGGATCCAGGGATGGATCTGGGATGCTGTAGGAGAACTTCCGCAGGCCGAACCAGGCCCTCCCGGCGACTCACCCGACCCCGAGATGATTCGCGGGATGATCGTTACCGAATTGGCCACGATGCCGAAACCGGAAGACGGGAAGCCCGGCCGGAACGCCGACCCCGCCGAAGTCGCTGAAATTCTGCGTTCTCAAATCGAGGCCCCACTCATCCAGCGTGTTGCGGAAGCGATCGCCGGGATACCCGAGGTGGAGCAACCGAAAAAGATCGATCCGGCCGAGATAGAGGCGATGGTCGACGCCAAGGTTAAGTGCGCTGTCGCCGCGTTACCGTTGGCAGAACCAGGAAAGCCTGGCGAGCCGCCGAGCGAAGAAGTGGTGCGGTCCATTGTGATTGAGGAAGTCGCTAAAATGCCAGCGCCGGTGGACGGTGTGAGTCCCACTCCCGCTGCGGTCGCCGCGATCCTGAAAACCGAAATTGAGCCAGTCCTACGAACGCTGACCGCCGAACTGGTTGCCGCGATCCCAACCGCCGAACCGCACCGCAACGTCGATCCCGCCGAAACTGAGCGGCTGGTGGTGGCCGAAGTGACCCGTCAAATGGCGGCGCGGCCCGTTCCCCGGGATGGTCATGATGCGAAGCCCGAAGACATTGAGCGCGCCGTCGTCGCCGAGTTTGAGCGAGTTGTGCCGGGACTTGTGGCGCGAGATGTTCTTGCCGCGACCGAAGTGGCCGCGGCGGAAATCTTCGAAACAATCACCGCGACCGTGTCGCGCTCCATCAAGGATGGCATTGCAGCAATCCCGACGCCTCGCGACGGTGACAGCGTGACGGTGGATGACGTGCGTCCGATGTTGGAAGAATTGGTGTCCCGCGCCGTGGAGGCGTTCCCGAAACCCCGTGACGGGGTTGGCCTGGCTGGCGGGGTGATCAATCGTGATGGCGACCTGGTTGTCACATTGTCGCATGGCGAAATGCTCGATTTGGGGCGCGTCGTCGGCAGGGACGTCGATATGGCTGAGGTTGCCCGGTTGATCGCGGAAGAGGTGACGAAAATCAGGGTCCCTCGCGACGGCACAGACGGCTTTGGCTTCGACGACATGACTTTCGAGCACGACGGCGAGCGCGGTTTCACACTTCGCTTCACCCGCGGCGATCTGGTCAAGGAATTCGCATTCTCGATCCCGGTGCCGATTGATCGCGGGGTCTACAAGGACGGGACAGCTTACGCTCGGGGCGACGGCGTTACCTTCGGCGGGCATTATTGGATCGCTCAGGTGGATACCGCCGAAAAGCCCGAGGTCAGCCGCGATTGGCGGCAAGCCATGCGCCGCGCTCGGGACGGCAAGAACACGGAGAGCGTGAAGTATCTGCCTCAGGTGAAGATCGAGAAGGCGCCGGAGACCACATGAGCGCCGCGCTGCGCCAGGCCGAGGCCCCTGATTGGTGGCCAGACTGGGCCGGCGAGTCGGTCGCGATCGTCGCTTCGGGCCCGTCGACGAAAAAGTCCGGTGTCAAGCAATTGCGCGGCCGGCTTCGGATCATCGCGATCAAGGAGAATTTCGACCTCTGCCCATGGGCCGACGTTGTTTACGGATGCGATGGCGCCTGGTGGAAGAATCGGATCGGCCTTCGCGATTTCTGCGGTCTAAAAATATCGCACGATAAGACCTTGCGGACGGATTATCCCGACATCAAGACGATCGAAATCGACGTGAAGCGAGACGAAATGCTCACTGGCCAGCCTGGATTTTTGGGCTCGGGCGGTAATTCCGGGTTTCAGGCGGTCAACCTGGCGGTTCAGTTCGGTGTCTCGCGCATTCTGCTGGTCGGGTTCGATATGCACGACCGGAGCGGTGTTCATTGGTACGGACGCAACAACGGGCCGGGTCGGAACAATCCGAACGAGGACAATTTCCGCCGGTGGCGCGCGGCGTTCGTTCGGGCGTCGGTTCGGCTGAAAGAGTTGGGCGTTTCGGTGGTGAACGCGTCGCAAATCAGCGATTTACAGTGCTTTCCGAAGATGTCGATCGAGCGCGTGATTGAAGAGTGGCGCATCTGATGGATCGTTCGATCTGGATCGGTTTCGACCCGAGAGAGGCCGCGGCGTTTGCTGTGGCCAGGCATTCCATCATCCGGCGCATGGCGGTGCGGCTACCGACCTTTGGTCTGGTGCTTAGTCACCTCCGCGCGAAGGGGCTTTACACGCGCCCGACCGTGCTGCGCGACGTCGCTATGTGGGACACGATCAGCGACGCGCCGATGAGCACGTGGCATTCAAATGCGCGATTTCTGGTTCCGCACCTGGCAAAAGACGGGTGGGCGCTGTTCTGTGATGGCGACGTTCTGGCGAGAGCGGACGTCAGTCGTATTTTCGATGGGCTCGACCCCAGCAAGGCGATCTACTGCGTGAAACATCGGCACGAGCCAACCGACGAAATCAAGATGGACGGACAAATTCAGACTCGTTACGCGCGCAAGAACTGGTCATCCGTGGCAGTTTGGAACGTTGGCCACGACGCGAACAAGGCGCTGACCGTTGATGTGGTGAACTCAGTTCCGGGCCGCGACCTGCACCGGTTCTTTTGGCTCGACGACGATCTGATTGGCGAATTACCGCCGGAGTGGAACTTTCTGGTGGGCGTCACTGATGCGGCGGTCGCCCCGAAGATCGCCCATTTCACGGAGGGCACCCCGGATATGCCTGGGTACGAAAACGTACCATTCGCTGACGAGTGGCGTGCGGAACTGGCTCGGTGGGCCGCATGAAAAAGCCGTCCGGCCCAATCACCTATTCGGTCGAAAGCGGCGCAAATGTTTTTCCGGGCATGCTTTGGAGTATGGCCGCGGCGATGATCTTCGTCGCTGTCATCGCGGGAATCCATTTTGGGTTACGGTGACTCCCTGCTTGGCTCCGGCATGGCCCGCGGCGCAGCGTCGCGCGGCAAACGGATCGCCTTCGGTGACGGCCGCACGATCTCATGGGACCAACACTGCGGCTTGATTTACCAGGGCAATCCCAACCTCGCCCCGCCCGGCAGCGAGGGCACTCGCGACATCGAATGGATCGACTACCGCAAGGGCAATCGGCAGTACAACACCCACGATCGCGCCGCGAACCGTTGGATTTGGAACATGGACTTCCGGGCGGTTCCGGGCGAAATGTTCTTCGACCGGCAAGAACTGCTTTGGGCCGAGCGGCAGCAAAAGGGCTTCGTGCTGATCGAGCCGAACGTGCCGACCTGGAAGTCGTCCGCGGCAAACAAGCGTTGGCCGGCCGAGCGGTATGATGAAGTTGCCCGTGCGCTTCGGGCCGAGAGTTATGACACCGTCCAGTTTGTCTACCCGAGCGCTGCGCACCGATCGTCGTTCGCCCGAGCCGTTAAGCCGTCGAACATCCGCTACGCGCTTGCGGCGCTGGCCCGCGCCGCGCTTTACATCGGGCCGGAGGGCGGCCTGCATCACGGCGCGGCGGCGGTTGGCGTTCCGGCGGTCGTTCTGTTCGGAGGCTTCATTCCGCCCACTGTGACCGGATACCAGACACACACGAACCTAACCGGTGGCGCTGACGCTTGCGGTTCGCTGAGCGCCTGTGACCACTGCCGGGCGGCGATGGATGCGATATCGGTCGACGATGTGCTGGATGCCGCGCTTGGATATTTGAAGGACAGCGGCGCATGATCAAAGACGAACACGGGATGCAGCGCCGCGTCGCCGGGTACCACGACATCCGAATGGACGGCATGACCGACCTCGTGATTCGCGCCCGTGACGCATCGGTGTTCGATATTGGCTGCAACCGCGGCCTCGTGGCGTTCGAGATGGCGAACAACGGCGCGCGGCTGGTCCATGGCTGTGACAATTACTTGGAGGGCATCGCGACGGCCCGCCATCTGTTCGCGGACATGCGGCACGTCAAAAGCCGGTTCGAGGCGGTTGATTTGACCGAGGGGCCATCAGCGTTGAGCGTGTTCGACGAAAAGCAATACGACATCGTCCTGATGCTCGCGACGTACCACAAGATCAAGCGCATCATGCCCGCCGATCGCCTGTCCGACCTGATGAAGCACTTCGGCCGGATGACCCGGCAATACTTCGGTTGGCGAGCCACATCCGACAAACCGGATGAGAACGACCTGGAAATCGTGGCGCTTGACCGGGACATGGGGGCCGCCGGGCTCGTCAGAATCCACACCTCCTACATCTCGCGGCAACTAGGCGTTGCCGCAATCTGGGGGCGAAACTAATGCCCTACCGCACCAACGCCCTACAGGTTGATGCCGAGATCGCGCGCTTCGCCGAAATCCTGAGCGCCGAGGGCGTGCGGTCCTATCTCGAGATCGGGTCGAAATTCGGCGGCTCCCTCTGGCGCGTCGCGACCACGCTACCGGCCGGATCGCGCATCGTGTCGGTCGATCTGCCGCGCGGGACGAAGGCCTGGCCCCAAAGCGAGCCGTCGCTGAAAGCGTGCATCGCCGAATTGTGTCGGCTTGGGTATGACGCTCAGGTAATTTGGGGTGACAGCACAGATCCGGATGTGATCGGGCAGGTTCGGCGGCGCGGCCCGTATGACGCAGCCCTGATCGACGGCGATCACCGCCTGCCCGGGCTCACGCTGGACTGGCAAAACTACGGGCCCATGGCGCGGATCGTGGGCTTTCACGACATCTCCTGGCGTCGCGCACCGGAGTGGGTCGGGACGCGGATCGACGTTCCGGAATGGTGGAACGAACACAAGTCCGCCTATCGCCATGAGGAAATCAGGTTGTGCCCGACCGGGAAAAATAACGGGATCGGCGTTCTTTATTTTGGAGATAAGCTGTGACGATGATCATGCAGGTTGATACTTACGATGATTTCAAGGTTTTGGTGAACGAGATGAGTTGTCGGAAAACGCGAACCGTAATGTATGCTCAAGGCGGCTGCATTCTGGCGGCTTTCATTGGCGATAAGATGATCCAGGTCAATCCTTACAACATAGAGACTATGAACGGCGGTAATGAGCCGACTCAATTGGTTACCGACTTTCCTGAGCGAGTTGTAGTGTCTTTCCGCCCTTTGTTTTGGTTAAGCACGGACGCGTCAGGACTGACCGGAGGTCCGGCGACTTGGTGATGCACGCCCCCGCCAGGGAAGCGCTTATCGGTGAACTTGAGCATTATGTCTCTCGAATTGCCTGCATGCGAGCAACCCTGGACATCGTTGACCGCCTGGCCGCCGACGGTATCTCGGGTGATTTTGTAGAATGTGGCGTTCTTCGCGGCGGCCATATGCTTCTGTCTAAGGTCTACATTGAGCGGGCGGGGTTACCTTCCAGGCGGTATTGGCTGTTCGATACCTTCGATGGAATGCCGGAGCCCGGACCTCTGGACGTGAAGCACAACGGCGAACACGCCTCCGTCAGTAAGACGAAAAAAGGTCCCGACTGGTGCAGAGCTACGCTGGACACCGTAAGGGATAATTTTGACAAACATTCGACGCTCGACGATTCGGTGGTGTTCGTAAAAGGGATGGTCGAAACAACACTCAATGAGTCGGGCCGGGATATTCCCGAGCGGATCGCTTTCCTTCGTCTGGATACGGATTTCTATGCGTCGACGAAAGCTGAGATGGATGTGCTTTATCCGCGCCTTGTTCCTGGTGGCATACTCGTAGTTGATGACTATGGATTTTGGCGCGGTTCCAAGATAGCCATTGACGAGTATTTTGGTTTTGCGCCGGAATTCGAGATGATTGATTTTTCGGCAAGAATGCTGGTAAAGCGATAATGCGAACCGTCCCATGGCGCTCCTGATCTGCACGTTCCTTTGGGGAGACAAATATTCTCCGGAATACGTGAACAGACTGGCGGCTGCACGATACCACAAATACTCGTTGCGTTGTGCTGAATAAAATACGATAAAAGCGAGCCGCCGACGGCGCTGGAAACACCGCCGGCGGCTCTGACCATACGAACCTGGATGATAGGCTGAAATGGCTAAACACCCTTTATCAAGAAACGCGCCTGGATTCTATCTCTATGAAATCCTGGTGGGCGGCATAGTCCGATATATCGGCAAGGGATGCGGCGAACGAGCGAAGGAACATGAGAGGACCGCCCGTCGGATAATTGAATTGCGTAAGGCCGGAAAGTCCGTCAAAACATCGCGATTCTATAATCGATTGGCGAAGGCAATTTCCGCCGGTTCTTCGATTAAGATAGCGATCCGTGGAATATGGGACGTTGAGACCGTCGCGAAAGATGAAGAGCGGAAAGCTATAGCTTCCGCCCCGAGAAACCAATTGTGGAATACATTACCTGGAGGTGAAGGTTTCGACTCCGCCTTTATTAAAAAGCTTTGGAATGACCCAGCCTATCGAGACAAAATGACCTTGTCGTCAAGGACCCGTTGGACGAACCCGGAATATAGAGCGGCCATGACCGCGGTCATGAATTCTCCAGAGCGTCGAATTCACATGAGCCAAGTTTTGACGGAGGCGCTTTCTGATCCGGCGGTCAGAGGTAAGATGTCGGCCAGAAAGGTCGAGGCTTGGAAAATCGCGTCAGGGCGAAAAAGAATGATGAACGGCTTGGCGCTCTCTCACGCTAATCCGAAGAACCGAGAAAGATCGCGGCGCCGACTCATTGAAATGTGGGCCGACCCGGAGCGTCGCGCGGCCAGTGTCGCGAAATTCAGGAAGTTTTACTCATCCCCCGAAGGTCGCGCTGCGCACGCAAAACGAAGATCAGACGAACAAACGCCGGAGCGTCGTCAAAAGACCAGTGAACATCAAAAGAAGTTGTGGAGTGATCCGATATATAAGGAAGCCCAGCTTTCCGCGCGTGCTCAGGCAAAAGCAATGAAACAGAGGCTTGCGAATGCTGCACATATCAACGTGGATTTGGGGTGAGAAGTATGGGCAGTTCTATATCGACCGACTAATTGCTGGCGTTAGTCGAAATGTGCGACAGCCACACACTTTCCATGTCTTCGAGCCGGAACCTGCCGACAAATATCTTACGGATATGCCTGGATGCCTGCCGCGCTTACGGAGTTGGTCTCCGTCTTGGCAAAAGAAGCATGGAATTGAACGCGGAGAACGTCTGGTGACGTTGGATCTGGATTTGATTGTGACGGGTCCGCTTGATGACTTATTCGACCGCCCAGAACCGTTTCTAATCCTTCTTGGAGCAAATGCTTCAAATAAGAATCCATACAACGGTTCAGTGCAGATGTTACGCGCTGGATATCGCCCGGATGTTTGGTCAGACTTCAACGTCGTAACGTTACAGCAAAGTCCTAAGCATGAATTTTATGACGACCAGGGTTGGTTGTGGTATCGAATCCCGAATGTGGCAGGGTGGACGGTCGGCGCCGCGTCAGGTGTTTACGCCTTCAAGAAACCGGGTTGGCCAAAGGGTGACGCGTTGCCTGTTGGCGCTCGACTGGTAGCCTTCCCTGGGCACCGCGATCCTTCGCAATTCACGAATATACCGTGGATTGCGGAGCACTGGCGTTGATCGATCCGGCTTGTGTTGTTTTCTTCATTCCGGGCCATCTGAAAAAGTTCAAGCTGGATCTGTTCAATCGGATCGGATCGTCAATCGAAAGGGTTGGCGGACGCGTTGTTCGTGGTGATTTTGGTGAGTTGGCTAAGGCTTCGCTCGATCGGACGCCAATTGTCGGATGCACGCCAGAACTGAGGCCGTTGATCGACGAGTGGATATCCGAAAGGCGGGGCTGGATATATTGGGACCGCGGCTATGCGCGCCGGGTGTTCGCAACCTGGTTGCCGCGCGGAGAGAATGGCGGGCACTACCGTTTCCACGTCAACAGCTATCAGCTTCAGGTAATTCGCAACTTTCCCGACGACCGCTGGCGAGCACTAAAAACCGACGTCACCCCCTGGCGCAAGAACGGCAGGCACATCGTCATCGCGGCGCCGACCAAAACGTACTCCGCGTTCCACCGGATCGAAGGCTGGACGGACCGCACCATCGCCGCTCTTGCGCTCGTGACGGATCGCCAGATCGTAATCCGCGACAAGGAAAGTCGGCGACCACTACAGGCTGACCTCGAAGGCGCGCACGCTTTGGTCGCGCACGGCTCCATCGCCGCAGTTGAGGCCGCGATCTGCGGGTGTCCCGTATTCGTTCATCCCGACAGCGCGGCGTCGCTGATTGGCCTGACTGACCTGGCGCGGATCGAGGCGCCAATTTGTCCGGATAGACAAACATGGCTCAACGCCCTGGCTTACAGTCAGTTCAACGAATCCGAACTTGTCGACGGAACCCCGAAAACAATGGATGCGCGCCTGGGCCGAGCGTCACCTTGTAAAATAGAAGTGTTGGAGCGTGACAATGCAAGTAATTGGCGCCGTCCTGGTTGCGACAACGATATTGTCAGGTGTTGGCATCGTGCTGTTGCGCGTCGTCGGGGTGCATTAGGTCGTCGTCAGGCTCGTAGCGCCGCGGTGACGTCACCAACGAAGGGATCCAGCGATGACCCTCCGCGCCATCCCGAGGGCCTTCGTTACAAAAGCGATCCCGCGTGGCGGGGTGGTGCCGCCATCCACTGACGGTACGCCGATTGGCCTTCTTTTGGTGCTGACAAAGTCCAGCGCAGCTCCAGCGCCGACATTGAGCGGAACACCCATCGGACTCCTCCTGGTTTTAACAAAGGCATCCTGAATTGGCAGACAACGTTGCGATCACCGCCGGATCGGGAACCACCATCGCGGCGGATGACGTCGCCGGTGTGCTGCACCAGCGCGTCAAGACCACCTGGGGACCGGACGGCACCGCCAACGACACCGACGTCGCCACCGGCAAACCCTTCCCGATCCAGGTTCGCAGCGCGACCGGCCTGATCCCGCTCGGCGAGCCGACCGACGCTAAATCCATCGCCACAGACACGACTTCTGCCAGCGCTATTTCAATCTGGAAACAGATCAGCGCGTCCGTTCAGGCGGCAGCGGCGTCGCTGGCGGGGACGCTGACCGTGACCGGCGCTGGCGGCGGCGGGGCGGTGACCGTCGCGGATGGGGCGGACGTGACGCTCGGCGCGAAGGCTGATGCGAAATCGACCGCGACCGACACCACATCGATATCGGCGATGTCCGTTTGGAAGCAAATCAGCGCTTCCGTACAGGCCATCGCGACTTCCATCGCCGCCACGCTTACGACAAAGCCGGCGAGTGTCACGCTCGTGACTCTGACTGTCAAAACGGTTACCACCGGCGGGACCGCAGTCACGGCATTGACGGCGGGACAACGCGCGGCGGGTGGGTGGATCAAAAATCCCGAGACTGCGACGGAAAATTTAGGCATCAATGAAATTGGAACCGCCAGCGGAACCTCGTCGAGCGGCGACACGACGTTCATAGTGCCAGGCATCACATACACGCTCGCGCCATCAGGCAACGCGGTTTCGGTCATTTCCGCGGACGGCTCACACCCCTTTAGCGGAATGGGATACACCTGATGACGAAACGTCTCGTCTGGGCGCTGGCTGGGTCTCTGTGCGCCGGCGGCGCTCTGGCACAACCGGCGGTGCAGCCGATCAGCGGCACCGTCACGGTAGCGGGCTTCACCGCGGCATCGGTTGGGACGCCGATCGCGGTTACGTCAAGCGGCGTGACCGGCACGTTGCCCGCCGGGGCCACTGTCATCGCCAGCAACGTGGGTGCGCTCAACACCGCCTATTGTGCTCTTGGCGCTTCGGCAACGACCTCGCATCAGCCCATTCCGCCAGGTGGATGGTTCGCCTTCGCGCGCGGCGCGGCGACTCAACTGACCTGCATTACCAGCACGAGCACGACCACGGTCAATATGGTTGGCGGCGCGGGGTTACCCGCGGGCTCTGGTGGGGGCGCGGGTGGATCAGGCGGGGGTAGCGCAGTCACATCGGTAGATGGTGGTATCGTCACCCAGGGAGCCGTCGCGGATGCGGCCTACACCTCCGGCAGCGGCACCGTCATCGCGATCCTGAAGGGCATCTACACCAAAGTAGCGGCAGCGCTGTCGGTCACGCAATCGGGCACGTGGACCGTGCAGCCGGGCAATACCGCGAACACCACGGCATGGAAGACGGACGGGAGCGCGGTCACGCAGCCGACCAGCGCCGCGGACGGGTCAAGTGTCACGCTCGGTGCCAAAGCGGACGCGAAGTCCACCGCGACCGACACAACCTCAATCACGATCATGTCGGTCCTTAAGCAGGTTTCGGCGTCGGTACAGGCGGCGGCGGCATCGCTCGTGACCATCGCGACCAATTCTGGCTCTCCGATCCCCACGCAGGCTGGTGTAGGGGTCAACATCGGCAATATTGGCGGTATCGACGCGCCCGGTGCGACCATAACCGGGCAGCCGGTGCTCACCGGCGGCCGGGCCCAGAGTGCCCCGCCGACAGCGACCACCGACGGCAAGGCGATACCGGCCGGGTACACCCTCGACGGCAAGGCAATCACGGCGCCCTACGCCAACCCGGAGAACTACGTTTCGGGCGTCATCACGTCGGCGATGACCGGCACCACGAGCACATCGCTCGTCGCGGCGCCCGCTGCTGGGCTGCGCAACTACATCACGGCGTGCACGTTCTCGAACTCCCACGCGACCGTCGGGACGGACATTATCCTACAGGATGGTAGCGGCGGCACGGCGATTTGGAATGTCCCGGCAGCGGCACTTTACGGCGGCGCACACATCGTCTTCCCAACGCCGCTGCGCCAGCCGACGACGGCGACCGCGCTTTATGTCGCGAACGTGACGACCGGGGCCAGCACCAAGGTGGCGTGCTCAGGATACAAAGGGGTCTAAGATGATGCGCAAACGCATGGGATTTTTCAGAAGCGCGGCATTCACGGCCGCTCTGTTGTTTGGCCTGACAAACGCCGGCTCGGCCTTCGCGGTCACCAATTTTCTCTGGGGCGGCGTCGGATCCGTCATCACCCTTTGCACGACGGAACTTAATTCGCTCGCGTCAGGCTCGGGTTCCGCCGCGTGCCCAGAGGTCGACAATACCTCGGCCGCGTTCCAGATCGGGCGGGTGCATCTCCATCTCGCGTCGAACTCTCTCGCGTTCGTGGCGGGGTCGTATGTCAAAGTGTTCTTCCTGCCGTCCAACGCGGGCAGCACCTACCCGACTTACACGAGCGGCGCGTCATACAAGCTCGCGGAGAGCAATTACCTCGTCGCCACGATCTTTCTGAACCCGGCGACGCAATCGGCGAACGTCGTGGACGAGTGGCTGGACGGGGTGTTCATACCGGCGGGAAAGTTCAAGGCGGTCCTGGTCTACGTCGGCGGCGGCGCCAGCACGTGGCCCGCGTCCGGCAATACCCTCGATATCTTCCCGACGCCCTCGCAGTACTGAGCCATGCTGTATCCTGGTCGCCAGGGGCTTCGCTCCCCGTCGCAATTGTCACCGGAGAGCCAACTTAATTCAGGGATGCGGGGCCGCGCCCGCGTAAACTACAACGATCCGATCAATGCTGGGCTCACGGGCTACTGGCCCATGGACGGCGGGACACTTTCGGGAACGCTGTTGGCGGATGTTTCCAGCCTCGGCAACAACGGGACGCTGGTCGCGTCCCCACCGCTGGTCCAGGGGAGGATCGGTCAGGCTCTGTCATTCAACGGGTCAACCCAGTACGTGCTGACAACGGCGCCGTGTGTGATGAATAATTTCAGCTTTTCAGCATGGATATTCCCAAACTCTCTGACTGGCTTTCCGACCGTTGTTTCCGGCAGCGTCAATCTCGCGATCGATGTTGATATTAATAGTAACGGAACAATTCGGCTTATAAGAGAGAACACCGCTTTGGTCGCGACCTCAACCGGAGCCGTTGCTTCTGGGCAATGGAACCACGTCGGCATTTCGTTTAACGAGCTTGGCGATTATTTGTTTTGCATCAACGGCGCGATAGAGCCATTTACCGCGACGGGAGGGAGTAGTTTCATAACGAGTGGCACGATTGCCATTGGCGTGAACGGTGACGATGGTGCATTCGACGCGGCGTTCTTCAACGGTCTGATAGACGATGTGCGTTATTGGACAAACCGAGCGCTATCCGGTGCTGATCATCTTCGGACTTTTCGTGACACCAGCGGAAATCTTGGCCTTCTCACACCGGTTCGGTCGGTGTCCGGCGTAAGCGCGGCCCCTCCCGCTCCTACCGGGAAACACATGACGCCGCTTCTCGGCGCCGGCGGCATGATAGCCATCAAGGCCGCGCACATGGCCGAGACAAATCCAAGGCCAACACGGCGAGAGTTTTTGGCTCTAAAAGGAAAGCGTTGAGCATGTTAAGAAGGGCGTTGCTCGCGGCTTGCTGCGCTCTCGGCGTGTCGTCTGCTGGTGCATGGTTCCCTCACGGCGTGGTCCCCCCGCCCCCGTTAACGTTCCCGTTGTCGTACTACGCGACATTCGCCAACGGCCCGCCGGCGGTTTCGTCGTTTTTCCCGGTGGCCGTGTGGCACCAATTGCCGTATGTTAATTTCGGGTATTCGGGAGGATACACGACCCTGGCCGACGCGGCTGCCGCCGCCAACATCAACATTTTCGACACCATTCTTGGCTGGCCAAACGGTTTCGGAACCGACAACGGTGAACTGGCGGCAACGAAAAACGCCGGCATCTACCTGATGGGCGGGAAGTTCGTCGACTATTCGAGCGGGGTGTCGGCGGGTTCGGTCAACTCCATTCAGGCGCTCATCGCCTCTGTGCCCGGATCGGCTCGGACCGTGATCGGTTACTCTCTTGGGGACGAGCCATCCTGCGGGGCGTCGGCGGGCGATACCGGGCACATAGCAACGGAGGTGGCCGCCGTCCAGGCATACGATGCCACGCGTCTGATCGCGGTCAACTTCGGCTATTTCCTGATCGACAACACGGTGGGATGCCCGAGCGAATACACCGCCGCGACGGCCGCGCTGACGCACAATTCGTACGACGCATACCCGATGTCTCAACCACCCTCGCAGACCGCGTGCCTCAACAACGGCGTGAATGTGCAGAGTGACTTTATCTCAACTCCTAATGACTGCATCTGGACCGCGGGACTGGGGATCCAAAACCTCAAAGCATACGCTCCCACGAAGCCCGTGTGGGGTTTCGCGGAAGTCGGCTCTAATACCTTCGGGGACTCCGTGAACTATAACGGCCCAATTCAGACAACGACTGTTTCTGGGTCAAATGTATTGGTTAATGCCAGCCCGGCTCCGGGGTCAGGAAAGACCCTTTTCACGTCGGCCTGGGTCGGCCTCACCCTGGCGGGAAACGGGAACATCTCCCCGGGCGCGACTGTCGTCAGCGTCTCAGACAGTACGCATTTGGTAATGAGCGCCAACGCAGTGAGCAGTGGCACCGCCGCTAATACTTATCTCACGGGTGGCGAGAACGGAGGCGGGTGCCGGACCAATAACCTGTGTAACCCTTTCGGGCACCAATTCCGCGCCACGCCCGCGAGCGTGAACGGCCAGGTCTGGAACATGGTCATCTCGGGCGCGCTGGGCATCATCTGGTTCTGCCATGACACGGCCAGCCACTCCTTCTGCCTGGGCGACGCGGCTGGCGGCGCCGCCGCTCAGGTATCGCGGATCAACATCACCTACATTGGCGGTAAGCTGGCGGCTCACGCGCCTAAGCTGAACGCCACGGAGGTCGGCGCATGTTCGATGCAGAACCTGAATTTCACCATATCCAGCTCATGCACCAATGGAAGCCTGACCATGGCGACGGCGGATCCCGCGCTGCCGGGGCTGGCCATGCTCAAATCCTTGAACGGCAAGCACTACCTGTTCGCGATGTCCGATCGAAACAGTGCTTCGGGGGCCGCGATGACGTTCACTTTAGCCGGACTGGCCGGGCAAACCGCCACTGTCATCGACGACAGCAACACGCAGTATGACAACGCGCACAACAACGTGGGCGCGACGTTCACACTGAATGGCTCGGGAGCGTTCACCGATACGTTTGGGGCGAACGGCAATCATTACCAAGTCAGGGTCTACGAAATCCAATGACCTCGTCCATCCTCACCGTCACCGTCCCGGCCGCGACGCATGATCTGACCACGATCGAAACGATGAAGGACGAACTCGAAATCACCGGCACCGCGTTGGATAGCAAACTTTACCGCTGGATCAGCGAAACGAGCGGGTTCATCAAGGATTATTGCGGTCGAGTATTTGCCGAGGAAACTCTGTCTGTGCTGTGGCGAGGTGTATATTTACGCTCAGGGAGCGACGGTCCCGCGCCTCTCATCTTTCCTCGCCGACCTCTTTCGTCTATCACGAGTGTTGCGGTGGATGACGCTGTCTTAACCGCCAACGAATACGAATTCGACACGGCAACCGCCATGCTCTGGCGCCTTTCCAGTGATTGCCGAATCAATTGGTGCGCGCGGAAGATCGTAGTTGTTGGCGTGGGCGGATTTCCGCTTTTGGATGGGCTGCCGTACGGCGTTGAATCTGCCTGCATCGAGAAGATCAAACACCGCCTTGCCGCGGGTGGTCGCGACCCGAACCTTAAGATGCAGGAAATCCCCGGCGAACTGGTGCAACAGTGGTGGGTTGCGGGGGGTAATGAAGCGGGCGTCTCGGCGGAGATACGGGCGATGTTGGATCCGCATCGCGAGATCGTGGTTTGAGTAAGTTTGCTTGGCGCTTGCTGACGTTGATGGACAGGCTGAACGATCTCTTTCAGGTCCTGCGCGCACCGTTCTCGTGGCAACGACTGGAGAACGGCCCGGTCTGGAAACGGTATGAAAACGACATTACCGGTCAGCGCTACTCCGTTTGGTGCGGCGGTGGATATCAGCCGTTTCCGGACGGGTGGTTGCGGTCTGGTGATGTCGTTTACGGGCGGTTTGGTCGGGAGGTGGTGGTTTAATGTCTGGACGACCGATGGGCGACGCGCGCCAGGATGGGGCGCCCATCCTCGTGCGGACAAGCAATGGATTCGCGACGGCCCAACTTGAAGCGGAGCGGCGCACGATGGACTTGTTGTCCACCGCGCTTCAGGAAGTGCAAAAGTTGCAATCCACGCTTGATGCGCTGCGGCATGAACAGGCGCGGGCTCACGAAATCCTGGATCGCATCAAAGGATGACCGGCACCGCCGAAGCCGCGGCCATCGCCGCGATGCGCCGTCAGCGCGGGAGCGAGGTCACGCTGCGACGGTTGGTTAGCGGGGGTGCTCCGATCGACACTTTGGTTGTTGCCGTCATCAGGGAATTCGCGCCACAGGAAATCGCCAACGGCATCATCCAGGGCGACCGCCGCGCGACTATCAGCGATGACGCGATCGCCGCGGCGGCATGGCCCGGACCACCGCGCAAGGGCGATCAGATCATTCAGGATGGCCGTAAATACACGCTCGTAAGCGACCCGAACACGGTCAAGATGGGCGAGGCCGTGTTGAGCCACCGGATGCAAATCAGGGGCGGGTAATGACCACCAACCCGTTCACCCCCGCCCGCATCGCCGCTTTGACCGAACGCATCCACGTCACCACACGCGAGCAGATCATCGACCTGACCGTCTCGCGCTCGATCAAAAATCAGGCCGCGATTCAGGCTGCGTTCGGGCACGAAGCGCCGATCGAGCGGTTCGTGGACGGGCAGCCGAACAAACCGTTGAGCCAGGTCAATCCGGCCGGATTCACGCTCACGCGGTTCGAACTGCTCACGAACGTCGTCGACGAGGCGATCAAAGCTCTTGTCCTGGCGTCTCCCGTGGGGCCAGCGAAGGGCGGGCACTACCGAGACGATCACTGGCTCTTTGTAAATGGCCAACGGAGAGACTTTGGCATTGAAGGGTCGACTGTAATACTCGCGGCGAACGACAACGTAATTATTGTGAATCTGAGGCCGTACTCGAGGAAAATCGAAGGCGGCGCCCGCGAACGTTTCCGCGGCAGGATGACCAACCGCCGCCCCGGCCTCTCCGTGCAGGCCCCCAACGGCGTTTACGAAATCACTGCCCGAGACCTGCAACGCCGGTTCGGCAACGTGGCATCGATCCGGTTCGCCTATCGCGGGCTGGTCGGCGCGCCATCGCCAGCCGGCCGCGCGCGCCAGGATCGCTATCCGGCCTTGGAGATCTCAGCGAGAGGCGAAGGTTCCGCTCGTCTCGCAGCGTGATGCGCACCCTCGAAATCACCGCTCGCGCGTAATCCACCAACAGGAGTCCATCATGGCCATCAACCTGAAATACCGGGTCGCGTCCGCGCGCACCGAGCCCTGCACCGTGGATGCGACGCTGGACGGCAAGACGGTCACCGCGACGGTCGAACGTCTCGTGCTCGATCTGGTGTCGGAGGACGGTGCCCACGGCTACAGGCAACCCCTTCCGGCGGTGGATACGGCAGGGCTTGCCGCGCAGGTGGCGACTTTTCGCACCAGCGCTGAGGTGGTGGTGACGATCGATGTGGGGGCCCTGACCGAAGCGAAGCGTGCCGGGGTAAGCCTGCCGCCGGTTCATGTGCCGACGGCCAGCCTCCCGCCAATTGAGAAAGACGCCAAAACTATCGCGCCGTAACCACCAATGCTCGCACCCGCCGCGACCGCGATCCGCGCGTACATCGAGGCCAACTACACCGCGCTCCCGATCCGCTGGCAAAACGAGGGGTGGGGTGACGATAATCCTCAGGACGCGGGCGAACCGTTCATCGAGATCGAGATCATCGGCGGCCGCAATTCGATCCAGTCATTCAGCAGCCCGGGTAATAGACTGTTCATTCATCCGGGCATCGTCAGATTTTACATTTTCAGCCCATGGAATGCCGGAATGATCGCCGCGATGGCGACATCCGATGCGCTCGCCGCGTTCATGGAGCGGAAAGAGTTTGGTCAGGCGACGGGGCAGACGATCCGGACGCTGGACTTCTCTTGTTACGACGATGTGGCAAGTGAAGAGTCGGGGAATTACACGGTCTTACTTTCGAGCGTGGGTTTTGAGTACTATTATACCAACTAAAACGAAGTAATACCACGAAATCTCGGGCTCGTCCCGACTGCCCACCGCGCCCTTCGGCAAGGCTCCACCTACAACTTCAGGAGTAACGCCGTGGTTTATTCCGCGCAAAGTTCTGTTGTCACCGCGTACAAAGTCCAGTCAGGCCTCGGCACCCAGGCAACCGGCTCCGGCGGCACCGTCCTGCGTCTGTCTGGTGGCGCCGGCGGCAGGCTGACCAAAGCCGCGACCGAGTCCAACGAAGTCCGCAGCGATGGTATGCGCGTGCGTGGTCGGCACGGGACGCAGAAGACGACCGGCCAGTGGGCGCACGAGGTCTCGATCGGCTCCATGGAACCGATCATTGAAGCGATCATGCGCGACACCTGGTCGGCGGCTGATCTGGCGATTACCCAGGCGACGACGTTCGGCGGCTCGGCTGCAGCGACTTCGGTCACGACGACCACCAGCACGATTGTCGCCGCGGCCGGCTCCTGGATCCTGCAAGGGTTGCGCGTCGGCGATATCATCCGGGCAACGACCCTCGCCGATGCGGCGAACAACAGCAAAAATCTTCGCATCACGGCCTTGACAGCGCTGATTATCACCGTGGCGGAAACGTTGGTTCTGAACGCCACGCCAGATACCACTTTCACGATCACGCGCCCTGGTAAGAAGCTGACCCAGTCCGGAACGCTCGTGAAACGATACTTCACGATCGATGAGTATGAAACGGACTTGGATTTGTCCGAGATCATGACTGATTTTGTCTGGGGCTCGATGCGCTTCGGCATGCAGACCAACGGCCTGTTCACGGCCGACCCGGGCGGCATTGGGACTGGGCAATTCCAGACCCTGGCGACTGGCACGTCCCCGCTCCTGACCTCACCGACGCTCTCGACCGGGATCCCGCTGTCTGTGGTTGACGCCACGATCCGGGTTAATGGAGTGGACGTGGTAGACCTGACCAGTCTGGACATCACGGTCGATATCACACCGATGGCGCCGGACGTGTTTGGGTCCGGCGCAATCAAGTACTCGCCTGATGTGTTCACGGGGCAGATGGGTATTTCGATCAACTTCGGATGCCTCCGAAAAGACCTGCAGTTCATGAGTGATTTCGCGGCGGAAACGCCGTATTCGATCCACCTGTCCGCGGTTGAGAATGAATCGGAACCGAAAGATTTTGTCGCACTCAATATCCAAAACTTCACGCTTGGCGGCGTCGACAAATCCGCGCCGAACAAGGCCGGAGGACCAAGAACGCAAACGGTGACTGTTCCGATGGCTCTGGTGGGCCAAAAAGGCGTGGTCAGCGGCTTCAATAATTCGATGATCGATTTTCAATCGACGGCACCGTAACGAAATCCCGCCGATCACGGGACGACAAGGCTGCGCAGCCTGGCGGGGCGTGTATCGGCACGTCCCGCCGCAATCTCCCCGATAGGAGACCTCATGTCAGACGCTTTCGATATCGACGAACTCAGATCTTCTGATACAGCCGAACTTAATATGGTGAAACCATCTGATGGAACCTTAAGCGGTTGGGTGTGGACCCTTGCCGGTCCGGGCCATCCCGCGACGATTGAGCAAGCCAATCAGGCCGCGCGACAATCCCTGCGCATCGCGAAGAAAAAAGAAGAGGCAGCGGTCAGCCGCAAGAAATGGATCGAGCCAGATCGGACGCCAGACGAAGTGCGTGAGGAAAACGCCAGAGCATTCGCCGCTCGCGTCTTGGGGTGGACCCCTGCGACAATCAAAGGAGAGATTTATCCATTCTCAACTGAGAATGTGGTGAAGCTGCTGCTCGATCCAAATTGCGGCCGGGTGTACGTCCAGCTTCTCGAATACTTCGGCGCCGACGACTCTTTTATGGCTCGCTCCGGGAAGCCATAATCGACTTCGCGGGGCATGAATTCAGCCTGGACCTTCGCGAAGAAGGTGGCGGTACGGGTCGCGAAATCCTCACCGATCTGCTCCGGCGGGCCACGCTCAAGGGTGACGCAAAGAAGATCGACGAGCTTGAGGCGGACCTGTATGGCCCGCCGCTCCCCATCCCACTGGCGTACCTCTGGCGGACGTTCCTCCGCATCCGCCGACGCAAGGGTTCCAACGGATTCAGCGCCAACCCCATCGAATGGCCGGACATCGATGCGTTCTTGCGGAACTCACGGCTCGCTCTGGCGCCGTGGGAAATTGAGGTGGTCGAGGCTCTGGACGATTTGTTTCTGGCGGTGAATTCTGGAGTTGAGGTGAAGGGCGAGGATTAGTTCAGTTGCCCGGATCATATTCAGCGACGCCAGTGGTGATGTCCGCCACCATGGCCGTCCGCAACTGCTACCAAGATGAACAACGGCAGCAGTATAATGGCGGCGGCAAGTCGCGTATGGTTGGCGCTTTCGGTTTGGGCCTGAATCTGCAAGCTCGGCACCTCCGCGCACGATAACTGATATCCCGCCTGGCAGTATCGCACTGAATTGTTCAGGGCGGATTGGGTGGCTGGCGTGGCACATCCGGTCGCCATGGAAATCGCGGTAAGGCTGGCCACGATCCGTATCGAATGGGTTATTTTCATCGATGTGACTCCTGAAAGTATTATCGCAATCGAACGCCGGGGCCTCCGGCTGGGCTCGCCTTGTCTTGATTTATGATTTCCGCGCCACCGCCCTGCAAGGCGGCTTTGATCTTCCCCAGTGTGTCCGCGCGTGACTGGGTTGCGCCTCGCTCAATGTTCTTGATCGTAATCACCGCCACGCCGGATTTCCCGGCGAGATCGTCCTGAGTCCACCCGAGAAGTGACCGGGCCGCTTTTATCTGTGCCGCCGTGATCATGGCGTGAATGTAGACGAAAAGTTTATCGTTGTCAACCAAATTCGCCAGGAGGCTCACGCATGATTGACGACGGGCTTGTCTGGACTGGCGGCGCGGGTGGCTGACGAACAGATCGTTACCGAGTTGGTGGTTGACGGGTCTGGGGTTGACCAGGGCGTCGCGCAATACACCTCCGGCATGGGTCGCGCCGCCGCCGCGACGGATCAGGTTATTGCCGGTCAAGGTCGGCTTGAGGAATCAACAGGTAAGATCGCCCGCGCCTACAACAGCGCCATGGGGCAATTGGATCCTGTCTTTGCCGCCACACAACGGCTCAACAAAGAAACCAGCACGCTCGAATTGGCGGTGCGAGGTCTTAATCGTGAAGTGATGACCGGCGGCGTCCAGGCGGGCGCGCAATACGATAGTCAACTCGCAAAGTTGCAGGGGCGGATCGGGGAAGTCAGGGCCGCTACGGAGGGCTTGAGAACCGGCTCCCTGACCGCATCCGATGCGATGAAGACGTTGGGCGTCGGCGCGGATCGGCTCGGAACAGCGCACGCGGCGCTCGGCAAATCCACCAACGCCGCCAGCTTCGCCATGCGCGACCTCGGCATCCAGTCGATCGACGTGTTCCAGGGCCTCGCGACCGGCGCCCCGATCATGACGACGCTCATCCAGCAGGGCGCGCAGGTCGGCCAGGTGATGGCGACCAGTGGCGTCAGCATCAGCCAGATGGGCACCGCGATCCGGGGCGCCTTGGGCAGCGCCCTCGCCTTCATAATCTCGCCGCTGGGTCTACTTATCACCGGCGCCGTCGCGGTCACCGGCGCCATCGTGGCACTCGGCGTCGCGGCTGAATCCAACAGCACACGCCTGGCCAAGATGTCCCTCGCGGCCCGTGGCGTGCGCGACGACTTCGCGGCGATGACCGTGGAAGCCGAGGCCGCATCGAAAACGCTCGCCGCGACGACCGCGCTTAGCACGACAGACGCCAGGGCCATCACCTCGGCGCTGAACCAGGCGATGGACTTCCGCGGCAACCGCTCGACGATGGTCGAGCTTGGCAAGGACATCCAGGGCCTCGCCGCGATCATGGGTTCCGAAATTCCGGACGCTGCGAAGCGGTTCACTGACGCGATGATGGACCCGGCCAAGGCGTCGGACGATCTGATCGGCAAAGTGAAGGGCTTCGACAAGCCGTTTGCCGATTACGTCAAGGGCTTGCAGTCGGCTGGGGATTCCAACGCGGCGTTCGTCGCTTTTCTCAACAAGTCGCGAGACGCGACAGTTGGCGCGACGAAGCCTCTGACCGAACTGGACGCGGCGACGCTTCGGTTAGAAAAGTCGTTCAACGGGGCCGTTGGGGCAGGCAAGAGCTTTACCCAATCGCTCGGCGAACCATTCGTGCAAATGGCGGCGGGTATTGAGAACGCTCTGGCGTCGGTGATCGAGAAACTACGTTCGCTCGGAAAAGCCTTTCCGGAAATAATGTCCCTGATCGGCACGGCGGCGATGCAGCTTCCGGGAGGGACAATCACTGGGTTGGCGATCAAAGCCGGCGTTCAGGCCGGCGGTTCGCCCGCGCCAGAGCCTGGTATGGCCATCATCAAAGCCCCCGGGGGCGCTCAGTTCACGGTCGCAGCCAGCGTCGCACCGGCCTTTCAGGGGTTGATCAACGAACTGGAAACTCGCGGTTACCTGATCAATCCAAGCGATATCAGCAGTTACCGCCCAGGATCCACGGTCGCGGGGACGGGCTCGCCAAGTGAACACTCAGCCGGCCGGGCGATCGACATCAATGCGTCTCGCAACCGCGTCGGTTCCGGCGGCGATATCCCGCCGGACGTCGCGCGCGAACTGGCGGCGAAGTACGGCATGGTATGGGGAGGCGACTTTCGCAATCCCGACCCGATGCACTTCGGTTTCGACGGCAAGCAGACCGTTCCGCAATACATCGACAACTCGAGACTCGCGACAAATGCCGGGCAGACGCAATACGAAAGTAGCGGCGTCATATCGCGACAGTTAGAGGAAAATACGCGCAAGCAGCAAATCGCCATGGCGGCCCTTAATGCGGAACAAGAAAAGTATAACAAGGCTGTAGGCTCCGGTGCGGACGCGCAGGCGATGGACACGGCGTCAGAGGCCGCCGCGCGTCAATTCGAGGTCCTTGTGAAGTTACAAGGTGAGCGTACGAACATCCTGACCACCCAACAGGCCGCCGCCAAAGAGTCAGAAAACACCCTCCGCCCGCTCGCCGCCGAGGCTGGTGCCGCGCGAGACCTGGCCGCGGCGTATGAGCACATGCGCCAGTTGGGCGAGGCGGCGGGCACCGGGATCGATCGCAGCGCGTGGGCAACCGTCCAGGCGGGCAAGCTGGCCGAGCTGACCGTCCAGGCCAACGACAACGTCAGGGCGATCGATCTTCAGACGGCGGCCCAAAACCGCCTCACCCCGATCATCGAGAAGGGTGGGGTCGCGGCCGAGTTCGCGGCCAATCGCGAGAAGGCGCTGGAAGATGCGCGGAAAACGTCCCTGCCAAACACAGAGGAGCGCATCCGGCAGGTGGCCGCCGAGACGCTGGCGCTCAATGCCAGCACGCTGGCCAAGCGCGACAATCAGGCGGCGGCATCGGTCGCGGATTCAGAAAAACAACTGGAAAGGCTTCGGGTTGAGGCCGGTCTGATCGGCGCGACAACCGAGGAGCGGAATCGCGAACTGGCCGTGATGCAAAAGCGCCAGGAACTCGGGCTGAAGCTTGGCGATCAGGCGACGGACGAGCAGCAAAAGGCACTGAATGCCGCGCGCGCCGTCGCGGATTTGAGCACGCAAATCCAGCAACAAACCCAGGCGTTGAACGAAGTCGGCAACATGGCCACTCAGGCGTTCCAGACGGTCGGCAACGCGATCACCCAGGCGTTCATCGGCGGGCAAGGCGCCGCGGTCAATTTCGGGAACGTGCTGCGCGGAGTGCTGACCCAAATCCTTCAGCAGATCACGCAATTGGCGATCATCAACCCGATTTTGAATTCGGTTATTGGCGGGACGAACCGGACCACGCTGGATCAGGTGTTGGGGGCGCTTGGGTCGTCGTCTGGGTCGGGCGGTGTGACGCTCACCAGTCCGGGTGGCGACATTCTCGGCACGCTCAGCACGGGCGGCAGCGTGGTCTCCGGCACATCGAGCCTGCTCCAGGCGCTTGGCTACAAGGGGTTGGGTGAACAACTTGGTCTCACTGGCGAGGGCGGATTGCTCACGGGCCTGGGAGGGAAGCTCGGATTGACAGGTCCGAACGGGGTGCTCAGCGGCGCTGGAAGTAGCATCAACGGTGCGCTCGCGACGCCACTTTGGGGCAGTGGGGCCACAACCGCGACGGTCGGCACAGTCCTCGGCGCGGCCGGCGGCGGCTTCGCGGCGGGCAGCCTGGTGGGCACCGGCGTGCAGGCGCTCACCGACAAGACGGGCCCGGGCCCGGAGATCGGTGCCGCGATCGGGACGGCGATCGGCATCGCCGCCGCTCCGTACACTGGCGGGCTCAGCCTTCTCGCTTCCGCCCTGATCGGCGGCGTCATCGGCGGCGCCGGCGGCGGACTCATCGGCCCCGGCCCCCAGAACGCCTACTCCGGCACAGAGGTCGCCTTGAACGACTACGGCCGCCTGACCATCGGCCAAACGCGCGGGCAACTCTTCGACGAAGGCAAAGAGCGCGACATCACGATCGGTGACGCGGACTCGATCAATAAATTCCTCGACAAGATCGACGTCAAAATCTCCTCGATCGGCAATCTGTATCAGGTCGGCCAAAACACGCCGGGCGGATATCAGGACCCGACCAAGTTCGGCTCCCTCGCATCGGCCTTCCCTGATTTCCGGTTTCAATCGGCGTTCGACGACAAGGATCTGAACAAGTATCTGTCAAACAAGTCCTTCCCGGACTTCACTACGTTCGCGAACGAAATGTCCGAGTATACGCAGCTTGTCCGCGACATCATTCCCGTCCTGACGAAAACGAACGAGGTCACCGGCAGCACCACCGATGCGATCAAAGTCATCAACGCCGCGTACGGTCCCGCCATCGCATCCGCGCAAAAATACGGCGTGTCGATCGACGCTCTGACCAAACATCAGGAAGACGCGATCCAGGACATCTGGGAAGCGGCTCATAAGCAAATCTTCGCGTATGATCAGCAACTCAACATTCGTATCAACAACGCGACCGGCGAGAATCCGCTCGGCACACAGCTTTATGGGTTCGACATCCAGGCCACAAACGAGCGCGAGGCATTCACCAATCAGTTGGTTGGATTTTACGGCGATGCATACAAATCCACGCAGGAATACGCCGACCAAATGGCGTTGCTGGAAAAAGCACTTGGCGCGGAACGTGTCGCCATCCAGAAGCAATACAATGATCAGATGACCGCCGCGGCGAAGCATCTCGACCAGGCCACGCGTTCATACGATCTCCGCTACCAGTCCGCGTCCGCGCAAATAGGCAATGACCCAATTCAGCAGTTCAATGCGCAAATCACCTCGGTTGATGAAAATGCAAATCAGCAGCGTGCCGCGTTACACGATCAGATCGTTGCCGTCTATGGCGATACGGCGAACGCGAATGCGGAATATGCGGCGCGCATCGTCGGTCTTGACCGCGCTCTAAACGAAGAACGTCTCGCTCTACTGCAGCAGTTCAACGAAAAATTTGCTGATGGCATGAAGCATCTCGATCAGGCCACGCGTTCATACGATCTCCGCTACCAGTCCGCGTCCGCGCAAATAGGCAATGACCCGGCGCAACAGTTCAATGTGCAACTTGCCTCATTTGACGAAAATGCGAGACAGCAACGCGACGCTCTGCACGATCAGATCACCGCTGTTTACGGCGAAGGGATTACTGGCGTCGCTGAATACAACCGCCGTATCATTGGCCTCGACCGCGCCCTCGGCGAGGAGCGGCTTGCGCTGCAACAGCAATACAACGACAAGCTCGCTGCCACCGCGACTCAGACCGTTGTTTCGCTATCGAATTACGCGCTGAAACTCCAGACCGGCGCGGCGTCACCGCTCTCTCCGCAATCTCAACTTGAACTGGCGCAATCCCAGTTCAACGCGGTATCCGGTGCGGCGGGCGCGGGGAACATCAACAGCATCAATCAATTACCTGGATACGCGGACTCCCTGCTCTCCGCGTCCCGTGTGGTGAACGGATCGGGCGCGGCCTATGTCGCGACGTTCCAGCAGGTGCTCGACGCGCTGACCCGCGTGTCGCTGATCCCGCCGGACACGCTGACGTCATCCGTGGTGCAGGTCGAGTTTCGGACTCAGACGCAAATTCTGGTCGCGTCCTTGGATGAATTAAAGACTGAGGTGAAGGGCCTTAGGCAACAGGTTCAACAGAATTCAGCGGCACCGGTCAGGAATGCGGCATGACGCTTCCCACTGACGGCATAAAAGGCAGTGCGCTTACGCATTTGACGAGCGGCTTTAATCCAGGCGCCGATTTTATAACGGTTACGCACGCCGGGAGTACTTTCAAAGCCTACACGTTAGATCTTGTTCGCGGCGTTCTTATCAGCCCCGGTGCGATCGGAGGAACAACCCCGGCGGCCGGGGGATTTACCACCCTCGGCGCGACCACGAGCGTCATCTCCCCGAAGTTTGGATCGGCGGCGGCGGCTGGCCTGAACATCTCCCCCGGCGGAAACGGAACGACACTGACGTTCGGCGATCCCGGCTACGGGATTGGGACCATCGGCAGCATGACGTTCGCGGCTGGTGCCATGGCGATGAATATAAGCGGCACCTCCCAGGCTATTCGCTTCACTACAGGATCGAATGCAATGGCTCTTGCCGGAGCCATTACGCCGCTCATTTTCTCCGGAGCCAATCTTACGGGGACCGGATCAGGTTCCGTCGCATTGAACCGTATCTCCATTGCGTCTGATACATCAAACCTGACTGGGGCGTCGGACGGCGCCGGGAAGTTGCTTGACCTGCAATGGAACGTCTCTGGCGCCGCGACTGGCGGCAGGGTCGGGCTGTGGGCTCAGATCAATGCGTCAAGTATGTCTAACGCCATCGAAATCAATCCGATCAACGCGATTATCATTGCTAACTCGGCAATGGGCGGTTCGTTCCTTCAGCCGTTCGCGACGGGCCTCACTGTTGGAGCCAGCGCCACAAATGTCGGAAACACGCTCAACGAAATAAACTACTGTGTGCTGGCGAGCGGGCAAGTCGGTGTTAAGGGTGGACTGCAAATCGCGATGGCTCGCGGCGACCTTTATCCAGGCGTCTCGGCGGACGCCGGGCTATTCTTCGCGAACTCGAATATTGACGGCGTATCGCAAGGTATGGCGAATGTCATAGCACTAGGGAACACCGCTCAAGGCTTCCCCACGGGACCGACCGGTTCAGTTATTGGCATTTATCTTCAGGTCGCTGACCAGGGTTTCGCGAAACGCGATAAGTTTATTCCACCCGCCGGGTTCGCGGGTATCGACCTGCAGTACATGAACACGTCCATCGCCTCTGGGTACTCATTCAGAGGCGCGGGTTTCTACGTAGACGGCACAGGTCAGGTCCGCGCGGGTCAGGGTTTGGTGTTGGGACGTAGCGGAGCAAACTACACAATCGATACACCTTCGACGTTCGCCGTCAATTCCGTCGCGGTCAATGTCCCAGGCGTTCCGGTTGTTATCTCCAGTGCCAGCCGTGGCAACTACTACCCGGGGGACATCATTAGCGGCACCGGGTCTCCCGCCGGTCAGTATCGGATAACGAATTGCAAGGTGGTGTCGTATGCGATCACGGCGGGCGGCTCCGGGGGTACCAACGGTGCCCAGGTCGTCACGCTGGTGGGTGGCACAGGATCCGGCGCGTCCTTCAATGTCACCGTCACCGGCGGCGTGATCACATCGGTTAATTCCATAGCGTCGGCGGGCAATTACACGCTACTGCCCGCCAACCTGAACGCGTGTCCCGTGTCAGGCGCGAGCCTGACCGGCGCGACTTTATCCGTGGGCATTGGCGCTCTGACGGTTGCCATCCTGGTGCCGGACGTCTTCGACACAAACATCACGGCGATTGATCCGGTCGGAGGTTCAGGCGTGGGCCTCTCTCTGACGGCGACCAATCAGGTGCGAAACACGATCTCAGTCGCGCCGCTTGGTGGGCAGGTCGTTGTTAACGGTACCGGGCCGCACCTGGATGTCCCGGGCCCGAAAGTCGCCGGGCGATTTTATGCTTCGCCGATCTCAGCGAATGCGGCAAATAGTGCACTTTCTTCAGCAAACCGATTGTTCGCGGTCCCATTCTTCGTCGGTAACCGTTCCACAGCGCTAACGTTATCCTTTGATATCGGGACGGGTATCGCGGGGGCGTGGAACGCGCGGATGGGAATCTACGCCGACGACGGCACCGGCAAACCAGGCGCACTCGTCGCTAACTCGGACGGCGGCATCATCGCGGTCGGCAGTGGCACCGTAACGGGCGTTCAGACCGTTACGATGAATGGCGCGACAGGCGTGCCTCTGTTGGGTTGGTACTGGCTTGCCTTCATGGCTGATACGACGGGTCAGTCCCTCTATTCGATCAGTAATTCCGGCGCGCTTTACACGAATACGCTGATTGGACACACCAGCGCGAGCAATATGTTCAGCGGTAATCAGGTGACGGGATATTTCGCGGCGCAGACGTTCGGTGCGATGCCAGGAACATTCCCGGCCCCCTCAATTCTGATCGCCAGTCCGAACCCTTATATCGCTGTGGGGTTCTGAACCTCCCGCGCTGGTGCGGGTGTGAATCGGCCGTCTGATATTGCCGTGTCAACCAGATGGCCGATCGGTTTTTTATAGATCAGGCCACCATAAGGACAGGTTCCAGGAACGATACAGCCGCGAAACTTAGCACAAGCGTGTCCTCCGGCGGTCTGGCATTCGTCAGGCCATACGGACGCGGCCTTGGTTTCTGGTTCGGATCTTTTCGCCAAGACCAACCGCTCAGGCGCCACCGCCAGTGTCAGTGGCGCGAAAAAGCGTGCGATGCCCCTTCGGGTAACCCCGATGTCCATTTTTTCATCCCTCCCCAAGACAAGGAACCCAGATGCCACAGACCGAACCTCCCGCGCAATCGGCGATCGTCACGTACGCCACGTCGCTGGGCCACAACCTCGCTTTGGCGATGGTCGAGAATGACCAGCTACGGACCGAGCGGGATGCGCTACGGGCTGAACTCGCCGCAATTCGCCCCGTCTCTGAACCGGCAATCACCTAACCCCCATGAGCGGCCTCCGCTCACTTCTCACCGAAACGCCGGAGTACCTGACCACCGAGTCTGGCCTCGCCATTTTCCTCGAAGGCACGATCCTTGGTCCCACGGCGCCCGACCGCCGCTTCATTCTCGTCGAGATCGAAGCCTACAAACCCGGCGGCGTGACGCTGACTCTGGATCAAGGCCACGGCACGCACCCACACGGCACGCTGGCGCAACTTGGCGGCGCGCTCGAGGCGACTGACACGATCCGGGCATCCGACATCGGCTACCGCACCGCTCCGGCCGACGTGGGCGGCCCCGTGCCATACCCACCCCTGCTCAGCGACGCGCTCCAGATCGACAACAAGGTCTACCTGGAAGGTCCGCAGGCAGCCGTATCAGCGGCGTGGGGCAACGCCGTCCTCGCCAATCCAGATCGCTACTACGATTCGATCCCCGCCAGTTGGAACAGTGACGCGCGTCCGGTGCGCATTCTTACTGGCCTCAAGACCTGGGACCGGTGGCGACAATACTATGTGGACCCGCCGTACGACAGCCTGACCTTGATGTTCGCCGGCCGGGCGCGGCCGTGGTTCCTGTCCGAGACCGCTCTGACCATCCCGTTGCGCGACGCCAGCTATTGGCTGGACCGGGCCTATCAAACCGCCACCTATGGCGGGACCGGGGGCTACGACGGGACTGTGGCACTGACCGGCAAGCCGATCCCGCGCACCCGCGGCGGGACGGCCCTGTACCCGGTCCTAAACGTCACGCCGACGTTGGTCGATCCGGTCAACCGTATCTACCAGTACAACGACGCTCGCGGGACCGTCGTCGCGCTCTACGAAGGCGGCGCCCTGACCATCACGTTCCAGAGCGATACGACCAATTTGTATTCCGGCACGACCACCCCGGGGCAGTACAGGACCGACAATAGCCGCGGCCTCTTCCAACTCGGGTCCCCGCCCGCCCCGGCCTACGCGATCACCGCCGATGTAACGGGCCAGTTCCCGGTCGCGGGCGCGATCACGACTACCGCCGCGATCGCTCGTTACATGATGACCGAGGATATGCTCCTGCCGTTGGCGAGCATCGATCTCGCGTCATTCACGGTCGCCGCCATAGCTTACCCCTACGTCGCCGGGATGTATTTCGACTCCAGCGCATCGCCGTCCGGGATCGACGTCATCTCCGTCATGCTCGGCGGTTTCGGCGCCAGGCTGATCGCGCGACGAGACGGGACGCTCGCGGCGTTCGTGCTCCGCGCATTGACCGGTAGCGAAATGCCGGCGACTACGCTTGACGCATCCAACCTCGCGAGTCTTGTCTCTCGCCAGTTGCCCGCATCACTGGATCCTCCGCCATCCCGGTCCAGGTACCAATACGCGCGAAACTACACGATTCAAACGAGCGGCCTCAACACCGCGACGGCCACCGCCGCTCATATCCAGGCCATCGCACAGGCCGGGCAGGTAGCGGCGCGTTCCAGTAGCCCCGTGTTGATCGCGTACAGAAACCCAAACGATCGTGGGCCTATCTCCGGTGCGTTGCTGAAAGAGTCTGACGCGCAAGCTGTGGCGGACGCTGACCTCGCGCTGTGGGGCGTCCGGCGCCGTATTTACGACGCGTCAGTCCCGACCGAACTCGCGATGGACCTCGATATCGGCGACGTGGTCAGCCTGCGGTACGCGATGGACGACCTG